TCAATCATAACGCCATCCTCTACAAGCTTTCTTGTTATTAGCACGCTTCTTGTTGGTGATAGTATGTGCCCTGCGTGCGAACTCCCTATTGGCTAGGTGGTTGCGACGCTTGGCAAGGTTGAGATCGTGACGGTTCATGGGAGTATATACTAGACGAGGAAGATCGTCAGCACAAGCAAACCCATAACAAAAAACCCAAGCCACTCGTTATCTTGTTTCTTCATATCAGTAATCCCAAGAGGCATCAATCTGGCAATCCAGGTACTTCTCGTATTCCCAATCAATCTCCTCATCCTCTTGCCAAGTAGGATCGAAGTTGTCGGGAAGGTCGCTAGTATCTTCGGGAGTGTTCATGCGTGTATAGTAGCACAGGCTGGAGAGAATGCAAGGGGAATCTAGAAAACTTTCTAGCATATCGCAAAGTGGTGCGGAGAAAGGCGCGGTTAGGGTCCCATATGGGACTTCCTGGGCGCATAGATAGCCTCATGTCTTACAAATCAAGGGACTCCTAAAAAACTTAGGGACTCCTACAATTATAAAAAAACAGGGACTCCTAGAAAATTCTGAGCTATATAAAAATATGAATTGGGAACAACGATTAAGAGATTTGCTTACAGAGGTTAAGGTGAGTTTAACAACGATGCCTAAACCAGATGAGAGAATGGCTGCAAAGGGTCACAACAGAATTCCAAGTGATAAGTACGAGCCTAAGAAGAGGATTGCTTATGAGAAAGAGAGACTTTCAAGCCAACCAGGGGCTGACAGTAGCGATAAGGCAGTGAGGTGGGCTGCGACCGCGCAGTCGCCTATGAAAAGAACAACGATTGGTGGTAAAGGATCTTCACAAAAGGTTGAAGGCCCTGCGCGTGATCGTGTTGAGAAGGCTGTTGCATCATCTCAAAAACATCAAATTAAAAAAACCAATTCTGGTGTGGCTAAGGCAGCGGCCAAAGCTATTGGAAAGGCGACTGGTAAACCTATGAGTAATCTTCAACGACTTAATGTATCTTTAAGACACCACTCTAACCTAGGTCGAGCGATAGGTGCGAAGAAGGCTCCTAACCCTAAGGGTACTCCAAGCAAGACACCATACATTTCAAGAGACGAGAAATAAAAACCATAAACTCAAGTCATAACGAGTATATAATAAGACAGGAGTTGCCACTGTTGGGACTCCTTTAACCTTGTCATAAAGAAAGGAGAAAATTAAAATGACGAATTACTATTGGACGAGTTTCGACTCGATTTGGAAGCACTTTGATCGTGCTATAAACAACTGGGACTTTGTTTTACAGGAGCCCAGAACTAAGCTCTCACACATGCCAGCTTATCCTCACAGTGATGTGTGGTTTGATGAAAAGCTTGAGAATCTTTGGATTAGGTTTGCATTGGCGGGCTATGCTAAAGAGAATGTGCGAGTAAAGGCTATTGGCAATAAGCTGAGAGTTATTGCGAACTCAGAGAAGGAGCCTGATGTGAAGTTTGTACATCATGGTATTAGTTCAAAGGATGTGGATTTTACTCTGAGCATAGATGAGAACTTCGACCCTGCGAAAGCAGAGGTTGGTTTTGAGAATGGTATGCTAACAGTAGTGATACCTGTATCGAGAAAGAGTGAGTGTGTGGACTTGCTCTGATTTAGTTCTGAACTAATTTTTTGCGCTCTGCTTTCTTGTAGAAAGTGGGGCGTTTTTATTTTTGGAAGCCTATATAACAATATGAATTCTTATGACAAAACTCTGAGCCTTCTAATGGAAATTCGTATGACTCCTGGGGGTCGTGCTAATCAACCACCAAGATTGGTTAGAGGATACGAGAGCACGGACGATGTACCTCCTGAAGTGAAGGGTAAGGCTGCGCCTAAGAAGCCTAGTGTGCTATCCCGTGTAAAATCTAAGCTTAAGAGTGTTGCAAGAAAGATTTCACAAGAAGGTGTAAGAAAAACTGTTAGCGACCCAATTGTTCGTTTATTAAAAAAAACACCTCTAAGACATTTTGAACCACAGGATGAATCAATGAATTGGCAAGATAGATTACAAGGATTACTTCTTAATGAAATTAGTGCTAAATTAGCTCAATCTGTAGCAAACAAACGATATGATCAATTTAAAAGTGTGCAAAACACTATGACTAGCCCAGAGATTCTTAATAGATCTAAGAGTCGTAGCGGTGAAATGGGAGGTGCCACTGCACACAAAGATCGTTTTGATGTTGATTCTCAAGGATCAGCGGCTCGTAAAGGTCTGAGTGGAAAAAAAGACGCAAAGCTTAGTGTGCCTGATACCCAGAGATCTGGTATAGAGCAGCGTCATAGACCAACAACACAGACATCAGTAAATTCAAACAGGGGTAAGAAGACAAAAGACAATCCTAAAGGTGAGACTTTATATACAAAGCTTGAAAGAGCAGCAAGTAGGGCACAACATAGGGCTAATAGAAAGGAGGCAGCAGAAAGTGATGCTAAGAGGTTTGGTGGTACCGCTGGTGAGAACGATGTCCGTCTTATTAAGAAGGTGAAGCGCACTGGACGATACTAGTCTAATCCGATATAAATTTTCGCCCTGCTTTCATTAGAAAGTGGGGCGTTTTTATTTTTGAAAAACTATATAAAAGTGAATCCTTATAAAGGAGAATAAACTATGCCCGTATCCGCCGTATCAATCGCATCAGGAACTTATACCGCTATCGGTAATCAAGCTTCTGGAACTCAGCCAACCTCAGGAACAGGTGGCAACACATCACTATCAGGACCTTGGAGAATAGAGACACAGGAACTTACTATTGAGTATGTTCGTGTTCCTCGTTTACTTACAGGATCCAGATCTGGCTACTCTCTTTCTGGTGATTTAACAATTACCAAATCTGTAGCAGCAACTTATCTACAAGCTAAGGTATCAGCAAGAGTTAAGGTTATGAAGTCTTATGAGGTGTTCAGCACTTCTGGATATCAACAAGGTCAGAAGCTTATCGTAGCTGCTGATCCTCAAGATGCGTATGCAAATACTTATGGTGACTTATCTGCTGGTGGGAGCCTTTGCATGGGTCCTGCTGGATCTATAGTCACTAACACTCCTTACTACAGCCGTCGTTATTGGAATGACAGCATTGATGCTGAATTAGATCAACAGGGAGTAGGTTATACCGTAGCATTCAAAAATGGACATTTATTATCGAATGTCACACCAACTATTACACCTGTATCAGAAAAGTTTGGTGATTTTACAGTTGTAAACAATCCTCTTGGTGATAACGCACTACAGAGCAATTATGAAGAAACAACATTCGTAGCAATCACAACTCCTCAGTACAACCTAATTGGAAAGTATCAGACAAATAAAGAATCTGAGGCTGCTGTAAGAAATTATATAGATGACATCGGTGCAGCCTGTGCTAATGGAAGTTGGTTCGGTGAGGTCCCAGACATTAACCCAGGAGGCGGTCCAATACAATTTGCTAACCTATGTCCTGCATATAGAGCAAACAGACACGACTGGTCCTGATCTGTATTAAATCTGAGCAACCCTGCTTTCTTTTAGAAAGTGGGGTTGTTCTGTGTTTAATCACCTATATAATATTACATGAGAAATGTACCTAAGCAATACGGGTGAGGATGCAAGGGTAAAAGCAAACCAAAGCCCCCCAGACCTAGGCTAGGTCTTTTTGGAAAGATAAAAAAATGAAGCAGTCTTATACAATCTTCCTCGAAGCCATGTTGAGTGAATATGCTGATCCTACCAAGGGAAGAAGAATGCATAGGGATGATCCTGCTGTTGATCCTGAGAATGTTAAGGTAGGTGATTATATAACCCTTTCTCCTACAGCTAACAAAGCAAAAGACGAGGAAGCTGAAAAGGAAGACAAAGAAGCTAAGAAGAAAGCAAAGAAGAAAGAGGAAAAAGCTGCTAAGGAAGCCGAAGATAAAGAAAAGGATGCTAGAGAGAAGTATTTTGATGCTATAAAGGCTACTGCTGCTGGTGGTGGTAGAACCTATGCTGCAATTGCTACTTCACCCATAATCAGTGCAATGCGGAAGCTTTCTTCTGGGGCTAGTGGTAGAAGAACTGGTCCTGTTATCTAATGAGCTATAGAAACAAAGACTCTAATTACTGGAGAAAAGCCAGTGCAGAAAAAGTTAGAGTTTATTGGGAGAACCTCAAACAAAGTAAGCGTTGGGTATCTACCATTTCTTCAAAGGACAAGAAGCCGAAGCGATCTTCACCTTCCTAGACATAATGCATCCGCACACTCTGCACTGTGATGTGGTTTTATTGTAATCAGGACACGCCTTGCATATCTCTAGTCTAGCTACCTGCGATACTTCTTCCTCAACTTTAAATCCAGAACAAATCCATTTAAATAAAGTGGAAAAGAACATTCCAAGTCTTTTTGGAAAGGTAGTTCCTTGTTGTGATTTAGTTATTATACCAGAGATGACTGAGAATATAGGATCAAGCTTTTTATCTATCTTAAACTTTATGCTTGACTGCCTTAGCTTTACATAATCATCCATGAGCTTGATATATCGTAGCTCAGATGCCTGAAGCTTAGACTTCAGATCATGTATTATTTTCTGTTGCTGGATATCAGTGTCCATATATAATTATATGAAGAAATTAGACGAGGTTTTCAAGACTAGGATGCAGAAGGCCGTCCTTAAGCTCTATAGGGGCACAGGAGGCAGGAAGAATCCTATAGCAAAGAATACCATGAGCAAGCTCAATCAACCAACAAAGATTGGTAGCTGATTTGAATTAATAAACGCCTGTCTATTCTTGTGCCAACTATCTCTTCCTGCAAGTTCTCCATGTGAGTTATGTAGAACAGATATAGGTGCAACCATATTCTTGTACTTCTTCTTATGTGCTCTCACTGTATAGTGAATGTCATAGAAGTCCCAGTCCCCTTCAAAGTTATCTGGCTTATCTAGACCCACATCTTTCAGCAGTTTGCCGCTTGCTGCAAGAAACAGCCCATCTAAGCACACGACCTGACCTAAGCCTCCGTAGAAAGTGATATCGGCAGTTAAGATATCATTGCCGTGATATACACAACCACGGTGCTTACCTTGTTTCCAAAGAGTGTGGTTCCACCATACAGCATCTTCTGATAAGTAAGTAGTTCCAGCAACTCCTACAAAACCTGCGTCTACCTTGAGACAGCTTCTAACTATAATATCTCTGAATGCTTCAGGATCTGTAAGTATCTCAATATCATCATGACACATGATTACGATATCATTATCCTGAATATCGAATTTTTTAAATGCATTAGCATATCCGCTAAAGATAGACTTTTGCCCAACTAGAAACTTTGTTTTTACTTTAGCCCTAGATAGGTATGAAGAGAGTTTTTGAGTTGTTTCGCTAAAGTCCTTGGACCTTGTGCATATGAAAGCATAAATCATGAAATTACAAACTAAGGAAGATTACAAGAAGGAGTATGATCGGTGTAAGAAAGATCCGATATACTTCATAAGTAATTATATCAAGGTTGTCCACCCAGTTCGAGGATTAGTTCCATTTAAGTTGTATCCTTTCCAAGAGGTGATAATAAACGCTTTAGAAGGAAACAGGTTCAATATACTTCGTAAGTTCAGACAAGCGGGATGTACTACCATCGCTGCTGCTTACTCTCTTTGGTTGTGCTGCTTCAAGTCTCACCAGACAATAGTTATTCTCTCTGTAGGTGATACAGAGTCTACAGAGGTTCTTGATCGTATCAAGATTATGTATGATGAACTTCCTGTATGGATCAAACCAAAGTCTACTACGATCAACGCGCACAACCTAAAACTAGAGAACAACTCTCATATCAAGTCTCGTCCATCTGGTAAGCAGTCTGGTCGTGGTCTATCTGGTTCTCTACTTATCATTGATGAGGCTGCGTTCATTGAACACATTGATACAATTTGGGCTGCTGTTTATCCTATCATCTCTACTGGTGGTCGGGCTTTTGTGTTATCTACTGTTAACGGTATTGGTAACTGGTATTACGATACATGGACACGCGCTGTGGACGGTGCTAACGCCTTTAATCCAATCCAGATAGGATGGCAGGACCATCCTGAATACAATCGCGTAGAAGGCTTTGAGTGGCTCTACAAGGAGATGGAGCAGCGTGACCCTCCTATGGATATAGATGAGTGGGAACCCACTACACGCGCTAACATTAGCCATAAGAAATGGCTACAGGAATATGAGTGTGAATTCCTAGGTACAGGTGATACCTTTATTGAAGGTATGATTCTGCAATCACTTACCGAAAACATAAATGATGATTTCTATCGTAAGTACAATAATAGAATGTATGTATGGAAAGATCCAGACCCTAACGCAAGTTATTTCATGGCGGTTGATGTTGCGTTGGGTCGTGGGCGTGATTATTCTGCTTTCCAAATTATTGATCTTTATTCAGGTGAGCAGGTTGCTGAGTTCTACTCAAACACTACCCCTATAAATGATCTTGCCCGTATTTGCTTCGATGAGGGAAATTATTATAATTTATGTCCCATTCTTGTAGAGCGTAATACTATAGGAAACAATTTACTTGATTACTTATTTGAGCAGTTGGAATATGAGAATGTGTGGTTTGATGAAAAGAATAACTTTGGACTACAGATAACGGCTAAGAACCGAGACAATATACTGGTTGAGATGGAGGAAGCCATCCGCATGAGTGAAGTTAAAATTAACTCCAAGAGAACCGTCATGGAACTTAATACCTTCATTATTAGTGATAATGGCAAAGTTAAAGCAGATACTGGACAAAATGATGACCTTGTTATGAGTTTAGCACTATCTATTTATGGCGGTAGGCGCTACTCTGAAAGGAACCCTGAGATAATTAAAAATAACTCTCAAGAGAAAAAACCTCCAATGCCATTAAAATCTCATAAACTCATGACCTCTAATGGAATGACACAAGAGGATATAACATGGATTATCAAGTAAATGAAAACGCTGGCCCAGGCCAGACCACATGGACTCCTATTGGTGACGGAAGTGTCACGACAATGTATTCTAGCGGATACATGTCTAAGATATTCTCTAAGTTCTTTGCCACACAGGCTCAGGAGAAACTTATAGGTGCTGGTGATCCTAGAAGGTTTGAAGGTGATCTTGTAGTTGATCCTAGAGCCATGGGGAACATTGCAGAGCCTCTTTGGAGTTATACTAGAGGTTTACCATTCATACCCGAATCTGAGCTTAACAGAAAGCGCAGATACGATGAATATGAGAAGATGGATGACTATCCTGAAATCACTGCTGCTCTTGATATTTACGCAGATGATTCTACTCAGAAAGACCTTAAGAACAAGAAGTGGCTTGTAAGATCTGACAGCATTGAGGTTATTGAAGAAGTAGAAAAACTATTTGATAGAATTAGATTAGAGCGCGTTTACTGGGACCT